AAACTATTACTACCTGTATGTGATATTTGTAAATCTTCACCCGTACCAAAATTAGCTCTTACTCCATCTACAAAAGTAGCGTTTGCTGCAAAGTTAGAAGCACCATCTATATCTACTACGTCTAGGTTAGTTGTTCCGTCTACGTCTATATCGCCTGAAATGTCTAGACTTGCAAAAACTGAAGTACCTGTAGCAGTTACTGTACTGTTAAAAGTAGCAGCACCTGCTTCTGACATATCAAGGGTGAGAGCTGTAATTTGTCCACCGCCATCTTGTCCGAAAAACTTAATATCTTTATCATTAACACTTGAAACTATAGCTAAATCAGAAGTACCAGTTATTCCTAAAGACCCAAATTGTGTTCCGCCATCTTTTAGTTTTATATCACCGCCATCAGCATCTAAAATAATATCTCCGCCAGCATCTATTGTAAATTCACCAGAATCAGAAATAGTTGAATCATTAATAGTTATATCGTCTACAGTAAGTGTTGAAAGTGTACCAAGACTTGTAATGTTTGTTTGTGCTGGGTCTGTTACTTTTAAATTAGCAAAAGCATCGACAACTGCTGCTCCTGATCCTGCACCATCTGAATAAACTACTTTAACATCACCATTAGGAATTGTTACATTAGCTCCTGACCCTTGTGAAATATTAATTGATTGTGATCCAGTAGTAGCATTTTCAATAATCCATACTTTAGATACAGTATTTGGTGCAATAGTTAATGTTCTAGTAGCAGTTAAACTAGCTCCAGAAGTAACTTTTAAATATAAACTTCTTACAGGGTCTGTTGAACCATCTGCAATAGTTGTTGTTGCGTCTGCGTCTGAACCAAAAGATGCTTCAGTGCCATAACTAAAAGCTTCCGCAATTAGTTCTAAATTTGTATTGGTAGAAGTACCCCAGGTTCCTGCCTCGTCACCTGTAGCTATTTCTTTTAGTCTTAAATCATTTACATAAGTTGCCATATATATTTCCTATACTAAGCCACCTCTTGCCAATCAGGGCTTTGAGATGAATTTACATTACTATAATTTGGTGTTTGTGTTGTCGATACATTTGTATAATTTGGTGTTTGAGCATCATCGACTAATCCCCAAACATTTACTATTTGTGTTAGAAGACTGGCTTCTACACCAGTTGGTAATACAACGCTTTTTGCTATAACAGTTTCATCACCAATTATTCCCTCTGCCTGATTACCAGAAACATTAAGAATATTAATTGTTTGTAAAGTTATAGTTCCTAAAGAACTTGTTGCTGATACGCCAGTAGGCTCAACAACTGCTGATGCAAGAACAGTTTCATCTCCTAAACTTGAAACTGATGCTACTGCAGAAACTCCTGTAACTGCTGCACCTGCTGTAATAGCATTACCTAAAGCAGATGTTCCAACATTACCAGTAACTGCGGTATTAGCATCTGCTGTTGTAGTTTCATCACCTAAAGCAGATGTTCCTACATTTCCTGTAACAGCTACATTAGCAAGAGCAATTATTGTTTCATCGCCTAGTGCAGATGTTGCTGAAACTCCTGTAACTGCAACTAAAGCTTTTGCAACTACAGTTTCGTTACCAAGTGCAGAAGTACCTGCAACTCCAGTAACTTCAACAGCTATTGGGTTAGACCATTCTCCCTGACCCCAGGTACCTCTACCCCAGCCGTTGACTATTGCCATAATTTATTAAGCTATTCTTATGATTGCATTTGAAGCATCTGCTGTAGGAAATTGAATTGTAAAATCTCCATTAGTAGATGTTTTATCGCCACCAAAATCTAATACTGCAACTGCTGGGTCACCAGTAGCTGCTTCATTGTAGATTAATGCACCTCTAGCTGTAATAGTAGCTGTGCTAAATGTTAAATCATTAAAGTCAGTAAGTGCAGTTGTGCTTGATGATGAAGGATCAATGCTTGTTAAAAATGAACCTTTTGCACTATATCCTGTACCACTTGCTTCATTGCTTGAAGTATATGCAGTTGTTCCTGCACCTAAAGAAGCACTGCTTGTATACAATGCTAGTTTAAATACGTTACTTGCTGCTGAAAAATCGTGAACACCTTTTAATAACTCAACTTTAAAAGACGTACACATTGCTTGCGTAATTGCCATTATAATCTCCTAATAATATCAGCCATTTCTTTATGACCTTGTTTATCTAATAATCCAGCTACAGTAGCTCTATCACTTGCTATAGCTTGTTTTAAATACAATAGAACAGTTGCGTGTATAGCATCTTTAAAAGCTTTTGCTTGTGCTTGCACCATAGGATCAGCATTTTCGCTAATCGATACTAACTTTTCTACTATTCTTTCAGTCCAATATTCAGGACTCAAACCTTTGTTATCTGTTGTTTCAACATTTACAGTGCCTAATTCAGGAGCACCACTAACAGTAATCATTAACTTCTTCTCACTCTATATTGATCATCTCTATACTGATCTACTGTATTTTCGCCTTCTGCTAAAGTTTTTAATCTAGACAACGCTTGATCATATCTTTTTTCATATAACTGCATCATATCAGGCTCACCTTTCATATAAGTATAACCTTCTAAAATAGAACCATAAAGTAATGCATTTTCTGCATTTGTTGATAACCAAGTAGTTCCACTATCTGCACCTGCTGTTATAGATGCAGGACTGTAAAAATAATGTAATTCAACAGTATAACTACTATCTGGTGTTGGTCCTATAATAAAACTTGAATTATCAAATAATGCATAATGTTTAGGTGTACCAGTTGTAGAACTATTTGGATAAGCTTCTCTTATAAAATTAACATCTTTAAATAATAAAAATGTTTGTGAACCACTACTAGTAAAAGATAAAGAAAAATTATCTAAAAAATCTGTAGGTGTTGCTAAATATTCATTACCTGAAGTAAATGTTCCTGAAACATTTTTTCTGAATACAGGAAGCTTAACTGTTTTTAATATGCGTGTTTCTGCTTGTTTTATTATTGTTGGCAAATCAGAAACAAATTGAGTTTCAGAATTTTGTAAATAATTTTGTATTGCACTTTTTAGTTCTGCGTATGTCATGATATAACTATTTTAACCTGTCCTATTGATCCTCTTAAAACATTACTTGTACCATTTACTGGATTAAACCCAAAGTAAGTTGTTGATGCTTCTTGACCACTATCAGGTCTAGGGTTAAATAATGCCATAGGATCAGATGTATTTAATCTTCCTACTTGAAACTGTGGATGATCAGGATCAAAACAATCTTTGCAAACCCTTAAACCATTTCTAGTTTCATCCTCAATTTCGTATTTAAGCTCAGATAATTTATATGTAAATCCACATCTATCACAAGTACCTAAAGCTTTTTTACTTTTTGCATATGCCATAATTAATATACGTTATTACCAGGAACAAACTTAACTGCAGCTCTTTCTCTGTCTGCATCAGATACTTCATCCCATAGTTCATTGTATCTTTGTTTTATCATAGCTACTCTATTTTGTGCTTCTGGTTCTTTACAAGCTATATTATAAGCCAAAGCATATGTTAAACATGGTAGATACCTAGCAGGCACATCAGCATTATTAGTAGCAATATTACCTGCATCTTCAATTCTTTTTATATAGTCATACACTAAAGTATATGTTTGTGCTGAATCTGGTGTAGCCCATAAAACAATATTAATACTGCTTGTACCTTTATCTACATAAAACTGTGTAGGCTTTGATTCTTGTAATTTTTTTGCTTGATGATTGTATTGTGTTCTTGAAATTCTAGTTAGCTGTTGATCAAATTGTTTTGTTGAATCACCAGAATCAGTTCTAATAAAAGCATCTACTATTTCTAAAGCTGCACTATTAGCAGCATAGCTAGATGTGCCAGCAGTGAGTGCTTGTGATGCTTGTTCTATTTTCCAAAGGTTTAATCCTTTATTCTGCCATTCTAAAAAAATTAAATTCAAAGCACGTCTAGCAGTTCTATAATCATAACCAGAACGCATGGTTAAGCCGCATAGTTCATATGCTTCTTCCATAATATCTGATAAATCTAGATTAAATGTAGTAGTTCCACTACTTGCCATGTTTTCTCCTAATTGCTTCTTTACCTTTTTTAGCAATAGCAGCTTGTTGATTTTTACCAGCTACTTTAGCTCTTTGCTCTAATACTGTTAATATTTGTATTTTGCGAGCAAATGGTTTGTTAATTTTTTTTACCTTAGCTACAGTTTTTCTTGCATCTGCAGGTGTCGCAAATTTAATTCCTACTGTATCTTTAGGGTTTTCATCTGTGTATAGCCTACGCCCAGAACCTTTAGGTTTTTTTCCTGTTCCTACTTTTGGGTCTCTTTTTCTTTTCACTATACTTTTTTTTACTTGCTGGTGCTCTGTTTGTCATTACACCAAAGTTTGTTCTGGTCATTACCATTTTACTTTATGTGACCAATATCTTGCACTTAACTTATCTGGTGATGAATCTTGTGCATTATGTCTAGCATAATAAGATTTTTTTCTAGCTTTATCTTTTTTAGTTTTAGGATTCTTACCTGCACCTTTTACACCTTGCTGACCAAATCTAATAGTTTTAATCTTGTCGCCTTTTTTAGCAACTACTACATGAGATTTAGTTGGGTGATTAGGGGTACGTTTTGGTTTGTTGTACCCACTAACACCAGCTTTCTTAAGGCGTGAATCCTTTTTACTCCTAGACATAATAAATATTTACCAGTCTATGATTTTCCACCACCAAACATTTGCTTAACATAGTCTTGATAAGAGACTACACCGCCTTCTTTCATAACATTTTGTCCTGCTTGATTTTTTTTCATGCCAGGTTTTTTAGGTTTTTGTACTGGCATAACTGGTGATCTTCCACCACCCATCATACCCTTTCTTTCTCCAGATACACCGCCTGCACCTTTTTTCTTAACTTTGGATTTAGACATACCACCGCCACGTTTCATAACTTTGGACTTGGACATACCGCCTCCCATTTTTTTCATTACTTTAGATTTTTTACTTCCAGCCATTTTTGTTTCCTCCTTTGGATAAGCTGTTGAAAATTATTATTTTTATAGTTTTTATAATAACCTTTTTTAACAATACTATCTGATGCTTTAACTAAAGTCCCAAGTCTTTGTACAAAGATTTGATAATAGTCTTCATCAAATAGTGGTTCAAAATTAATTTGAGTTGCAGCATGATCTATTTCTGTATCAGGATGTGATCCCATTATCCATAGATCATTTTGTACTGCTTCTTCATTTAGTATACTTATACGATTCTCTAATTCTTCTGCAGTTATTTCATCATAGTCAGTGCCACAATAAACTACTACATCATAATTATCATCGAAGTTTTGAATTATTTTTATTAGATCGTACCAATATCCGCCTTCACCATGCATTACCTTTACCCTTTTACTATTCCATGAATGTTTAGCAAAAGGGCAAGCAGGTAAATTATTAAAGTCTTTATTAGGTTCTTCTAATACACGTTGACTCCATTGACGTATTTCTTGCATCAATAAAGTTTCGTTAAGCATTATTTTTTTGCTTTAGGTCTTCCTGGCTTTTTTTTAGCAACAGCTTTCTTTTTAGCTGGAGCTTTTTTCTTAGCTGGTGCCTTGCCTGAAACATAAGCTTCATTTATATCGGGTGTTGATGGATCATCTGCTTTGTAATGACCAGATTTATTTCTAGCTCTTTTTTCAGAACCAGACAACTCAGCGTGTTTACGTTGAGCATCTTCTAAATCTGGATCAGGTCCAAATACAGGTTTATAAATACCATCCTCATCCTTCTTTAAAACAAAATATTCAGGTGGGAAGTTACCATTTTCTGAAATAATATATTCCATAATTGCTCCTATTAATCTGAGTAAACTTTTACCATCTCTAAGACAATTGAATAAGTATCTCCAGAACTATGCCCTTTAGTTGTAAAAAGAATATCTCCTGTTTTACCACTACCTGCATTGTTTGGAATACCTCCAAATTCTTTGAAATCCATATGTCCATTACTACTTTCAGCTAGCTCCATAAGTAAAACATTACTTGTTGCATCTAAAAATAATTGTACAGACATACCAACGACAGCATGACTAACACGCATTATTCTAACTTCAGAACAGGCTTTACCTTCTGCGTTAGCTGCTAAGGCAGAAACATCTACCTTAGCTACTGCGGATTCTCCACTACCATCGCTGACATTGGTAAACTTCATTACTGCATTTCTTTCCCCATCAATGATGGTTTGTGAAGTTACTGCATCAGCCATAATTTACTCCTATTAAGATTGGTCAGTAAATGCTGGAGCATCTGCACCTTCTTGATTACCCCAGATATACCAGTTGGTTGAATCTTTGGCTAGTATATTAATTTCAAATATACCAAAATCAGTTAAGGTTAATATAGAGTTTGAGTTACCATCAGCGTAAACAGATACATTGTCTGCATTTGAATCTAAGTGAACAATACCACCTATATAAAAATTAGTGTCTGAACCTGTATCAATGATAAGGTTTTCTGTTTCTTCTGCTGCACCACCATAAATAATTTTGAAGTAAACTCCTTCTGAAGGTGAAGGTAAGCTTAACGTACAGTTTTGTCCTAATGCAGGCACTACTGATACTCTGCCACCATGTGTTGCTGCTGTTAATGAAATAGCTGCTGAATCAGCTAAAGCTACAGGTGCTACTTGCATCCCTGAACCATCTAAAGTAAATGATGTAGATATTGCTCCTGTGCTTGAGTTTTTTGAAATGACCTTAAAGCCATTTTCAGACCTTACTGGTCCATTAAAAGATGTATTTGCCATTGTTTCCTCCTATCGGAAATAATCTATCATCTTGGCTTGTCTGCTAGGGCAGTTGATAGATAAAGTTTTAATATCCCTAGATATGAAAAAAAGGGGAGCCGTAGCTCCCCTAATTGGTTTAGCTTGAACCTGGTGATCCAAAGATACCTAGCGGATCAGATACGCCAAAGCTGTATCTTTCTCTTGCTTTATATCTTACGTTACCAGTGTCAAAGTCTCCGTCCATGCTTGTTACCATAGGACTTCTGACAAAATGCTTCATGCCATCAGGCACATCAGTGATCAAGAAAAAAGCATTTGTATCAGTTAAATAATGATTAACTGAATAGCCTTCTGGAATCACACCATTGTTTTTGATAGCGTTGATATCATTGTCAGCAGAACCTACTCTGTACTCACTCTCTAAGAGTCGTGCAGCAACAAACTGTAAGTCAGTTGGAACGATGAGCTTTCTTGCTCTAGCTGCGATCTTAAGACCTCTTTCATCAGTCCATTTGCTGATCTGAATAATAGCATCTTCTAAAGATGTTTCATTCAAGTCTGCACCTGTAACTGGTCTGTTAGAGTTCTTGCCACCATTTACTAATGGGTGACCATCACCGCCAGTAACTCCATCTCCACTTGCTGTAAATAGGTTAACCCCATCTCCAGATTGGAATGAATTTGTAAACCCGTTATTCAACGGAGCTGCTGCTTTCACTTGTTTTGTGTAAGCCATAGCTCTAGCTAATGCTTTAGTATATCTGGCTGATAAACTTACATAAAGATTATCTTCCATAGCTTCTTCAGTAACTGAGAAACCTAAAGCAATAGTTTCGTGTGTATAACGTGCAACAAAAGATTCGTTAGCTACATCGTATGATATTGCAGCACCCTCATCTTTTACTGGAGCAGCACCAAATCCTGAAAGCTTTAGTTCCTCTTCAAATGATCTCTCAGAGTTTTCACTTACATAAATTTGCTCATGCTCGTTCTCGTAGTTGTTGTACTCTTCTCCAAACAGTGCGTTTAAGCCTGGTAGGAGTTGTTTTAATTCGTTAGCTCTTGAAATACTAGCCATTATATTCTCCTATTAACCTATTCCTGTTGTGTTAAGTAACTGATGTCCAGTGTTGAACATCACCAATACGTCAGTGTAACTATCACCAATTTCACTATCTCCTCCTTCTACGAAGTCAATAATTTTAAGTGGTAAAGTATTTGTTGTATTTGCTGTGCTACCATCAATGGCATTTTTACTAATACCAAATTTAGTAGAACCTGCAGTTTGTACAACCGCTACATTCTTCCCTAGATCATCTTGACCTAAAGACTCGTCTGACTGCATCTGCATTACTAAGAATGGGTCAGATGCTACATATGCCACAAGATCATCTGCTGCTGTTGAAGCAGGATATTGTGGACTGTTAGTAAATTGACCAGATACTGGGTCTGTATAAGAACACCCAAGGAATACTCCTATTGGTGTTAAAGACGTTGTACCTGTATCTTTTTGTATTGTTGTGTTCGGGTTATCATCTGCCCACTTTACAAAGTCACCATAGAATATGGCTGTGCCATAGTTATTCTTAATTTTATAGTGACTAATCTTTGCATTGTAAGCACAAGAAACTAACGAACCAACAGGTCTTGCTCCCATTGGAGCTGCTGATGAAGACATAGTCTCCTCCTTTCAATAAAAAAAGTTAATCTAAAAAGATTAAGAATCTCTACCAAAGGTTGTTTTTGATTTTCTTTCAAACACTTGCTTGGTAGCCATTCTAGAATCTTGGTCCTTAAAATATACGTTATCTACAGATTCCATTTGAGTTTGAGCCATTTTTTTAAAATGGTTGTCTCTAGCTTCCGCTTTCTCTTTTGGCATCTTACATAACAATTGCCCACCAATTTCAATGTGTCCTTTTTCCGCCCATTCAGATTTATAGTCCATCATATGAATATGTAATTCAGGATGATCTTCTGATCTGCAAGGTATCCAGCCTTCCCTAAATTTCTTAGAAACATTGGGATTATCAGGATTGCCTAAAGTGGCAGTTCTGATATATCTAAATACCCATCCAGGTTGTGGATCAGGATTTGGTAAATTGGAGGGATTTTCCCAGCTTTCAACTCGCTGGTGAACCTCTCGGTCTTCTGAAGCCCTTGGGCTACGCACTTGTTCTGAAGTCTCTTGGCTTTCTGGCTCTTGTACTTCGTTTAGTAAATTATCAATTTCTTTGCTCATTATGAATCCTTAAGTAATTGTTTTGCGTATTGCTCAGGCGATATACCAAGTTGACGTGCTAGTTTCACTTGCGTCTGAGTTAAACGTACATTGCGAGGACTATTCTTTCCACCAGTAGCCCTAGATGCTGGTGCGACAACATTTGCTGGTTGTCTTTTTTCTTCTATCTGCACTTCTGGTTGAGCTTCCGCTTCAACTTGAGGTGCTCCAAAAAAACTTGGGAACTGCTCTCTCATAGCTCTATCTACTTCGCTATAATAAGCATTTGAATCTTTTGCTGGGTTTACACCGCTAGCTTGTAATTTTTGATCTACATACATTGCAAAGGATGTCATTTCCTTATGTATAGGTTCACTACCCATAAACCAAGGATTTTTTTGTGCCCATGCTTGCATATCTGGATCAGGTTGTGCAGGTTGTATTGGCTGTGCTGGGATATTAGCTGCAACTTGTTGTTGCATCATTTGTGCATATCCTGGTGCCTGTTGTTCTGCTAATGTAGCTTTTGCAATTTCTGCTTGAGCTTTTACCATAGCATCTGCATCACCATCTTCGTAAGCTTTCTTATATTCAGCTTGAGCATTTAACTTTGCCCATTGTGCATTATTTAAAGCTTGTTGGTTTACAACTTTGCCTCCTTCAGAAACTATTTGTTGTAACCTTTGATTGTCATGTAAAAGAGTTTTAAGTTGTTTTACTGCTTCTTGTTTTTCTCTCTCTGCAGCCTCTTTAGCTCTACGTTCTTCATGGTATTCATATTTAATTTTACTAATACGTTTACCAGCTCTTTCACTTAACTCTGAAATCTCTTGATCAACAGTATCGTCATCAACTGTTTCTTCTGTTGTTTGTTGTTTTGGTGGTCTTCTATCTTCTTCTGGTGTGTCGTCAACGACTTCAACATTTAATTGTTCATCGTTATTTTTTTTAATTTCAGTCTTTACACCAAAAAATTTATCTTCACTTGTCTGTGGCTTTATATCACCACTTGCATCTGGTTCAAATTTCGTTTCAATTGAAGTTTCTACAGTTTGCTCACTCATGCTCTAACTACTCCTGTTGGGTCTTCGACAACTGCTTCCACAGTATCATCGTTAATTAGACGAAACTCTTTACCATAAATTTTAATTCGAGTGCCAGAATAAGCACGAAACACTACCCAGTCTCCTTCTTTACAGTAGGGTCCATTTGGGAATCTTCCTTGATCGCCATATGCATCAGGACCAAGTTTAAGAACATATCCACATATGTTGCTAACTTCTTCATCCCTTACAGTTTGACTTGCCTTAATAATTCCTCCATCAGTCTTTTCATCAACTTCTGGCATAGCTATTAATATACGATACCCAGCAGGTTCAGGTAGTTGGCTTTTGGTTTTTTTATCAACCTTTGGCTCTTTTACTGCTTCTTTTTCTATTTTTATATCACTCATATTTTGCACAACTTTAAGGTGTTGAGTTTCCTATTCTTGTGTATGTTGTTCTATCCAGTCCAACATTTCACGTTCTGCGAGGGCTAATCCCTCTATAATTCCACACAGTCTTTTATACTCAGGGTAATCTTTTACATTACCAGTAGCGACATGATCTGCGTGTTCATTCATCACATCTCTGATTCTAACTTTCAACCACTCAGAAAGTGATTGCTCTTTAATATCAGATAACATACTATTTGCTATCTTGGATTATATCTTTAGCAATGTCAAGCCCAGTTTTAAAATCTTCTACTGCTTGCTTCTTGCTAGCTTTATCATTTTCTAGCAAATCGCTAGCAATTTTAGCTCCGATTTTAGTTCCTTCTATCTGTGTATCTGATTCAATCTTTTGTTGTTCTACTGCAAGTTTAGCTGCATCAAGTTGTTGTTGAGCTTGTTGTTTTTGTTGAGCTAATGAGAATCTTGCTTGATCACCCATAGCTTTTCTTTGAACTTCAGCTTCTTTAGTTGCTATTTCTCTTTCTTTCATTTGAATCAGTGGGTCTTCTTGTTGAGCTGCAATTCTTTGTTGTTCAGCTTCTTGCATAGCATTTTGTGTAACTCTTGATGCTGCTTCTGCTACAAGATCAGAAATACGTTTTTCAATATCTGCAGGTATTGGCTCACCGATTGGTGGTAAAGCAATACCCATTTCTTCTTCAACTTGTTTTCTAAATTTCATAGTTAAATGATCATTAACATATGATGATGCTGCAGCAAGTATGCTTGGAGCATTTGGTGTTTTCTCTAAAATAGCTTGTACTTCAGGATTATCCTGAGCTGCAGCTACTGTTCCAATATGTGCATCATGATCTTGGAACTCATAAGCTTTAACTGGTTTATTGTTAATTAAGTTTTGAACTGCTGTTACAGGATCGACTGCAGGCACATCTCCTTCTTCAGGAATAACTTCACTTACATCTTGTATGCCTAATACTTCTAACATTTGTCTATGCAACTCTTTCATGTCATACATTTCAGGAGCTGTTTGAGCCAATTGCATTGCAGCTTGATACTGCATTATTCTTTGTGCCATTGTTGCAGCATTAGGATCAGATACTGGTAAGACATCTATTCTCTTATCAAAGTCTGAACTTTTAATTTCTTCTTCTTCACCAGTTTCATATGGATAACTTGGTTCTCCAAAGTCAGCAATTATATTAACTAATATATCAAACTCTCTTTTCATAGAAGCATGAAGCCTTGCTTGTACTGCACTCATTACTTTCATGTTTCTTTCTAGTAAAGCTAAAGTTGTACCAACTGGTGCTTGAGAGTTCATATCGCTAACTTTCATATCAGAAATGCTAGCAAACCTTCTGCCCTCTTCTACTATATTCTGCAGCAATTGGTATAAAGTCGGTGAAGGTTCTTTGTATGGAAGAAAAGTTATGTTATCTCTAATGGCACCACCTGGCACATCTACATCTCTAAATTCTCCAGGCATGATCGGGGTATCATCGCCTTTAATACGGAGTCCTCTGGCTTTGAGTCCACCAGGGAGGTTAGATAATGTTCCTGCATCTACTAATTGTCTTAATAAACTTGTAGCTGATTTAGCTAATCCACCTATCATGTGAATTAAACCAAAGCCATAAAATCCTAATCCTGGTAAGTATTGGTAGTGAACAAAGTGTGATCTTCTTGATTTATTTTTATCATCCTCATAATAGTTCCTACGAATACTCAGGATCGTTCCACTAGGATAATCAAGCGTTACTACATAGGGCAGTTGAATACCCGTAGGTTCTCCATCTTTCATATCCTCGAAGCCAGGCAAATCTAAGTTTACCTGCATTTCAAGAAGTATATGCCTTTGATCATACTGGTCTGTTTCATTCTCACCAGTCAGTTCATTGTATTTTTCTGCTATATCAGAATATGAATTAGCTGCATCAGGTAAATCTATATCTCTATAGAATCCACTGACTTGCATTTTGCGTATATCATTATAAGACTTACGCATTACATGAGTAGCACGTTCACAAGTTTCTAAATCACTTGCACCATAGTTAACTACTACATCTTCTGACGGAACAAATATTCCACTAGGTCTACCTAAACTAGGATCATAGTAAACTTTTCTAAACGCAGAACCTGCTAGTGGTAAAGAAAATAAAAGCTTTTCTGTTTCTGTTCTATATTCAGACATCTCATGAGTTAATAAATAATTCATGTAGTCTTGTACTCGTTCTGCTTGTTTTGATTTATCGTCAGTTATTTTACCAACGATTTTTGTTTTAACTGGTCCTGAAGCAGGAAATATCTCAGCAATAGCTTGAGACTGGAATCTAATAACTGCTTCACTGAGCATTGGGTGAAATACACCACAAGCTCCATTCCAAGGTTGTGTTCTTTCTTCTATCTTTAAACCTAGTTGATCTAACCCTTTAGTATAAGTTTCTTCCCATTCTTTACGAGAATCTTTGTCCATACTATAGGCAGCAACTAACTCAGACCCTATTCTTTCAAGATCATTCTCATCTATATAATCAACTAGATTACTATTAAAGTCTGCTTCTGGTCTTTCTTCCTGTGGATCAAAATCAATAATCATACCTCCATCTTCAGTTTCTATTGAAACTGATTCTGGATTTTCTACTGATATACTTAGACCCTCACCTTGAGGCTCTTGTTCTATTAATCCTTCTACTGGCGTAGCAGGTTGTTTTTCTATTGCCAATTAAATCTCCTAGTAATAGTTAGCAGTTCTTGTAAAGTCTATATCCTCGTCTTCTTCATCAGAATGTAAAGGAACAAAACCACCTTGTCTAAATCTTAACAAAGCTTGCGTACTGCTATCAACTAAATCATCGTGTTCTGCATTTGGAAATGCAGCAAATTGTTCTATGACTTCTTCTGCCCATCTTGTTTGAGGTGCCCAAACTATTCCTGAAGAAAACAAATCAGCAACAGCATTAACCCTAGCAATCTTATCGTTACCTCTGCTAGGAGTGTATTCTTGTACAGGGATACCCATTTGCCTTAGCTCAAAGATAAGCGGCATACCAGCAGCCTTAGCTTCGATTATAAAGGCATCTGGCTTATAAGACTGGTAACATTCCATAGCTCTCTGTTTAAGTTCAGGGAACTCAAGCCTAGCTTGATGTGCATCCAATAAAATAAGTTGAGGTGCTAATTGTCCACTTTCTTCGCTTTCTCTGTAAAAAACACCCCAGGTGGTACACGCAGAGTAGTCAGCTCTTTGGTTTTTTAAAAAAGCAGTATCCCAGGATTGAATGACAAATTCACATTGAGGGGGTTCTCTGTATTCCCATTCTTTCCACCACTCTCTTTTAACTATGGCTCCTTCTTCAGCAGTAGGGTCTTGCTGATATTGAGCCATCCATTTAGATGTAGGAAGTTCTGCTTTCAAAGCTTCTAGTTCTTCTAACTTCCAGAACTCAGACCATAGAGGATTACCAGAGGGTAAAATAGCTGGTAGCTCTATAACTTCCCATTGATCTGCTCCACCACGTTTAACGCTAGCATCGACTAATTGACCAGTAAGGTCTTTCTGATGCCATCTTGTCATAACGACAACAATGGAGCCTTTAGGTTGTAAACGCTGACGTGGACCTGATGTGTACCATTCATATGTCTTGTTAAATACGTTTACATCTGCACTCGCACCTTCTTGTTCTGAGTGCGGGTCATCAATAATAAGTAGATCAGCACCTTTACCAGTAACGGCACCGCCTACACCTATCGCAAAATATTCTCCGCCTTTGTTGGTATTCCAGCGACCAGCAGCTTTAGAGTCTGCTTGCAAACTGACATCAGGGAATATTCTTTTATAATCTTGACTGTTGACGAGGTTTCTAACCTTCCTACCAAAACCCACCGCTAGTTCTGCTGTGTGGGCAGTCTGAATAATCTTCTTATCTGGATATCTTCCTAGAAACCAAGCAGGGAGTATGTACGAAGCAAACTCTGACTTAGTATGACGAGGAGGCATATTGATAATTAAGCGTTTCAATTCACCATTGGCAACCCTTTCAAAAGCTTCAGCCATAATCTCATGATGTTTACCATGAATAAAGGCAGCCCACATTGAGTTAACAAAGGAAAGAAACTTGTCTTCACAGGATTCTCTTAACTTAGCTGCATCCAATTCTTCTAACAGCGACAGTAATTCCCGTTTATCTTCTACACTCATGTTGTGTAGATTGTTTAGTAATGGATTACTCATATATTTAGTATATACCAAACACTATGAACCAAATAAAAAAAACTTACTCAGTACCTATAGTAGGTACCTACCAGCAGTAGGTTCATACTTTCGGTGGTATATAGGTATATCTATCTACAGATTTTACAATATTGAACCGCTTCACAACAAAAGTCAACAAAATACATAAAAAAAATTTAGGCGATCTAGGGTCCCTTGCACCAATTCCTGGGCTTAGGGGGTGGGGTATACACAAACACCTGCTAGCAAAACGCAATACAATGGTCAAATTAGGTATATGAATGTGTAAATCACTATGTATGTATGACAGTCATAGGCGTATGGGTATAGGGGGGGTAGGGGTATGCAAAAAGGTGGGTCAAAAATAGGGTGGTATCAATGTGTAGTCTTTAGAAGCTGTTCAATCTTCTCTTCAATGTCTGCTTCTATCTCGCCACTGCTTCTACTCTCTTTGGTTTCTATGACATCACTGAACAAGCTGACAGACTTTCCTAGCAACTCTAAGGCTCTTACCCTAGATGCATCACTATCTGCTTGCTTACTCTCTTCATATAACCTCTCTATGACATAGTTCCTTGTTCTGAGGGAGGAAGCTACTACAGACTGCTCTTTCTTCTCAATAGCCTTTTGTATGCTTAGTGCTATCTTAGGGTTCGCTACAAGCTTGCTAGCTTCGACTTCTACCCATTTGGGTATCTTCCCAGTCTTCGTTAACTGAACGTCATATACCTTTGCATATGCTTCTTTGTAGCTACCTAACTTTCCTTTCACTATCTCATTAACAAATGCTCTCTGCTTCATGGTCAGATCAGTTTCTTTTTTCACAACTTCTAGCTTGGGTTTTTGGTCATCTCTCATGGAAGAAATATTAACAAGTAAATGATCATTTCGTAATGCTCACATACTGCTATCTAATTAAGTGTGCAATTTGATGATAGATCGCTTATACTTATCTCATGTTAACGAATAAGGAGTTTTATCGAACAGGACAACATTAAACATATGGAAGAGTTTACTGGCTCTCTCTTACTCATAATCCAGTAACGCACAGCTTTGACTAGTGAAAATCCAACACTACGAGTTCGTCAGCGAAATACGAAAGTGGTCTGCTAAGGATATGTGTGTATCCTCTGATGATTGCGAAAGCATGAAAGCAGTTTTATTAATCAATCATATAAATACTATGGAGGTAATAATTATGATTAAACCAAGTAAAGCAAAACAGATAATGAAGTCTGTTTTAGATGGGAACAACGTTCCCTTTTTGTTAGGCGGAACTGGTGTTGGTAAGTCAGCAGTAGTGAAGCAATTAGCGGATGATCTTGCTAGCGATAGAAAGGTTGTCATTGATGAGATTAATCCTAAGAAGAATGAGTTTGGATTCATTGATTTTAGGTTGTCTCTTTATGAGAGTGTCGATCTAGGCGGTCTGCCTTACATCGATGAAAGCAATGCACAGAAGAGAGCCTTTTTAGGTAATCTTCCAACAGGTGGCGAGGGTGTTCTCTTCTTTGATGAATATGCCCAAGCCCATCCCAGTGTCCAAGCTGTCGTGGGTCAATTGATCTATGAGAGAAGACTGGGCGAGTATGTCTTGCCTACTGGGTGGAAATTGATCTGTGCGGGTAATAGAGCCAGTGACAGGGCGGGTAGTAATAAGCTTCCCTCTCACGTTATTGGTAGATGTTCCATCATCAACTTCGAGCATGACTTTGATGACTGGTCTAAGTGGGCAACTGAGAATGAGGTGCATCCATATGTGATGGGTTTCCTCAGCTTTCAGCCTAACTCATTGAATATCTTCGATGCGAAGATCAGCGAGCCACAGGCTAGTCCAAGATCATGGACAAGATTGAGTGATACTTTGAAGACTAATCCTAGCAAGGATTTATATCAGACTATCGCTACTTGTGATGTGGGCGAACTGCAAGCCATAGAGTTTGTGAATTTCATATCTCTCATGGAAGACGTTCCTAACCTTACAGATATTCTGAAAGGCAAGGATGTAGATATCGTTGACGATGCGGGCATATGTTATGCGACTTGTATTGCTCTGCTAGATAGAGTGGTCAATGCTAAAGACAAAGAGGTTCATGACTTCTTTGAAAATGCATTAGCCTACGTTAGAAAATTCCCAACAGTGGAGTTTGCTATCTTCTTTGTAAGACAAGCGGTAGCTAGAAGAGAGGAGTTAAAAGACTCTTCAGTGTATGGAAGTTTCAAGGTAGAACACAGCAATGTGGAATACTAAGAAATATTTTATTAACCAGTTAATTTTCTTTTCGACAGGAGGAACTTATGACAAAGGAAACTAAAAACACACTAAGCGAAAATGCAGTGCTAGTGAGATTCACTACAAAGTTTTGGAGTGGTATCAAGTCTGATAAAAATCTTAGAGGACAGCTAGCTACTGATGTCAAAGCAGATGAAGAACTGCTTAATGTTCAGAAGCATTTGTTAGGCAATAGCCATAGCAAATACTTCAGAAGAATCATCAACAAGGTAAGGAATGACTTTTACTATCCAATGACTTTGCCTTGGGATGACAACTCAACTGATGTAGATGACAAGGTTGTGAGTGGGTGGAGGTTATGCCCTAACTCACAACTGGATAACCTACAGCAAGCAATGGATGAAGCTAGAAGAAGTTTCTTTACTGAGGTGGATGGATTCTGCAAAGACTATCCAAGGAAGAAAGAAGAAGCTAAGACTTTGCTTGGCTCTGCTTACAACGAATATGATTATCCTTTCGTTGATGAGATCAGAGAGAAGTTTAGGTTTGAGTTTGAAACCAATGTGATACCTACGTTCTCAAATGATATTCGTTTGAATGTATCAGAGAAGCTGAGATCAAAGATAGAGCATGATGTTGAGAATAGAATCAAGAAGAATGTTGCTTCCTCTTCTAGGGTTATCGTTGATGCCTTGGTTGAGCAAGTGACACACCTTGCTGATAAGCTTGAGAAATACAATCCCAAGGACAAGCAGAAAGGTGGGTTCTTCAAGGACAGTAGCATTGAGAAACTAAGACAGGCTATCGATGTCTTACCATCATTCAATGATGATGTGTTTGGTAGCGATGCTGATATTAGCAAGGCACATCAAAACCTTGTCAGTGTTATGGCTAAGATCAACTCAGTGGATACTCTAAGGGATGAGACTGATATGGGTCAGAGCAAAAGAGATCAAGTATCAAGTGATCTTAAAAAAGCTATCGACCCATTAAAGGATGGTTTCTTAGGTAAGCTAGGAGGTAAGCATGACTGATAAGATAACAAGATGTAGAGCAAGGCTCATGAGAAGCGATGTAGGTATTGCATCTATATTGCTTCCTCTTGAACTTATTGAGAGTGATCAGCATGACACTATGGCAACTGATGGTAAGAGCATCTACTACAATCCTAAGTTTGTTGATGAGCATACAGACGAAGAGATTGAGGGTGTTCTTATTCATGAGGGTTGTCATGTGATATGGGAGCATCCGCTTCGTAAGAAGAATAGGAATCATGCTCTTTGGAATGTTGCTTGCGACTATGTGATCAATGCATACCTTACTTATGATCTTGGTATGGATTTACCAACAGGCGGATTACTGGATAAGAAATATCACAGGATGTCTGCTGAACAGGTTTACCACATACTGGATAATGATGAGGAAGCTTTGCAAGAAGCTAAAGATCAGATGGCAGAAGCCAATGACTCTGATGATGATCAACAGCAAGATCAAGGTCAGAGTGGTGGTGGTTCTGATGAGCAAGAAGATGAAAGCCAGCAACAACAATCGACTGGTAAATATTCTTCTGATGAGGATCAGAAATCACCTTCGTCAAAGTATGATGATCTTGCACCATCGATTGGCGAAGTGATTGAGCCTACTGATGATGAGGGTAAGCCATTGAGTGCTGATGCTCTTGATCAACTCAGTAATGCTATCCGCAAGCAAGTAGTCTTGGGCGATAAGCTGTCTTCCTTAGATGGCAACAAGTCTGCTACTGAAAGTAGGGTTGGCGAAATGAGAAGTGCCAGTGTTGATTGGAAGAATCATCTTCGTGATTGTTTAGAGAGTGTAGTAGCCAAGGATTACTCTTGGTCAAGACTCAATAAACGTCATGCATGGAGAGGAGTCAATCTGCCTAGCAAAGTTAGGTCTGCTGATGGTGGCGAGATTGCAATAGCTATCGACACCAGTGGGTCTGTATCTCAAGCTGAGTTAGATTACATGGCAAGCGAGACTCAACAGATGATGCTTGACTGTGGCATAGACAAGGTCAGAGTTTGCTACTGTGATCATGTGGTTCGCAAGAACTCAGATGGTGAATGGTGGGATAAGTTTGATCTGACTATGGGCGATGAGATTCAGTTTAAGTTTCGTGGCGGTGGTGGAACTAGGTTTGACCCAGTGTTCAATCTGCTTAACGAATACACTGATGATGCTGAAGATATCAAAGCCTTGATCTATTTCACTGATGGTTGGGGTGATGCTGATGCTGACAGTGAGCCTAACATCCCAGTGTTTTGGGGTCTAACTGACCCTTGGTTAGCCAAGGATGAAGACAGATGCAGAGAGTATATGCCTTTTGGCGAATACATTGGGGTCGATTGCAGTGATGCTTACTGAGGTTCGTTCTAAGGGTAGGGTATATTTAGGTATGCCTTACCCTTACCTACCTTTAGAAAATTCGTTAGAAGCGATTCTGTGGGGTCGTTTTTCAAAATTCTGTCTAGGAAATGGGTATTTCCTACTGATGAGTGGCTAAAGCCATGAAACAGAATTAATTAATCTAAATTCGTATGGAGGTAATACAAATGAATATGAATGAAGAATTAATGTTTGAAGCCAGTCAAGATTTGATTGCTATCTTGAACAAGATATACACAAAGATTGATAGGTCTAAAACTGAAGAACTGTCTGAGGTTAACTTTGAATTGGTTAAATCTTTTAATCAATTGGTGGATGTTAACCAAAGATTTTTGAATATCCTTTATCCAAATAGGAAAAAGGTTAAACCAAGAAAGCTTAGTCTGAAGTATAAGTCTTCTAATGTAGAGGAGGTTTCTGATGGCAATTAGAAGAGATAAAAAGAATAGTGAAATACTTGTAGTAGATACTTTAAAAGATTTATTACAACTTTTAGCTAACCATGACATATGTGTAAGATTTAGTGATACTTCTGAACTAAGAGATATGGACATTGAATCGAGTTATGAGGAGGTGTCTGATGAGTGACATAGGTAATAAAGAATATGTCTATGAGATTGAAGAGTATTCTCAAGACGTTAGACGTTATCAAGTTACATCAAATGTGAAACTAACTGATGAAGAAGTTAGAAATGTCTATCAAGAATCAGATACTAATAAAGTGACTAAATCTAATTTAGCACTTTATGTTGATTGGTCTGATGAAAGATTTACAGATGATGAAATCCTAAACGAGATTAAAATCGTTGGCATCTATGATGGCACAGAATATGGAGACGATTGCCAAGTAGATGTCACAGGAGATTTTGAGGAGGTGTCTGATGATAACTAAAAAAGAGTTAGAAAAAAATAATTGGACTGTAGTTCCAAATGGTGTGTGGTTTGGTGTTGATTACACTGAATCACATAAAGTAAATGTCTTACAGATATTAACTGATCTGTTGGATTTAGATACAGATGCAAAGGGCTACAACTTTGTTGTGTGTGCTTATGCAAAAGAGGAGGAAGTGTCTGATGAGTAGAAGAATAGTATCAACAAAAATATTAGTTGAGTGGAGTGATAATCCTAAAATGGAAGTATTACTACATGATATGCCTAACTTTGTTGCTTTACCTTATGATGAATGGTTAAGCGATATTGAAGCAGAAGAAAACGCTAAGGATGGTGAATGATGAGTGATATAGGCAACAGATGTGTTCACTGTGGAGAAGATACTTCTTTTGGCAGTGGCAAGTTTGTCAACAGGATTTCTGCTGATGCGGATTACAAAGCTTTGGATAATCAAGGCAACGTGATCTTTGCTGATGGGGAATATCGTGATGGCTATGCTTGTTCAGAGTGTATGGCTATGCCATGTGATAGGTGTGATGAATCCATCCCAATGGATGAGGACATCTGCCCATATGATGTGTATGCCGAAGACGATGAGAGATCAACAGAAGAATTTTCTGATGGTCATTGGCGAGTGCATTACAAATGTCTGACCAAAGATGAAAGGAGGGAATACGAGAATAATATTTGACCAGTAAATATTTATTCTAGCTCAGGCAGAAGCTCGAAAAGGCGATCACTTCTCAGGAGGTGGTTGCCTTTTTTTTTGTCCACAGTTTCTCCACAAGAATCCTGACTGGTAAATATTATATTTCTTTTCCCGACCACAACATCTTGTGTGTGTGACATTCCCCCCCCACTATATCTTGTGTTTTGCTATTGCAATTTGCTATCAAGTCGTTGTAGAATGAAAGTCAATGAGGGTTCATCGAACCCAAATTACCTCCAACCGAATTGTTATACGATTGGTATTGGGAGAGGGTAAAACCTCTCCCTTTTTTTTTGATTGTCGTGGAGGCGTGAACAACAATAGACTGGTAAATATTTTTATAGCAGGACGTTCTGCGTTCCTAATCTCTTAGTTCTGAAGTATCAATTCACATTTCACTTTGCAAGCATAATGCATTATAATCATAGCTTATGTTTGCTGTTATTAGACACACCTTTGATATGAATACTGAGAACAAGTATCAGTCCTATGGCGAGTGGAAGCACAGGGTATGGCTCTTTCCATCAGAAGAAGATGCTATGACCTTTGCCATTACATTGCTTGATAATCCTGTGATTCTAGCTAACGAACATTCATTGGCTCATGCTATCGAAACATTACAGACTGGTAAGTTTTGGCAATTTGGCAGAGAGAGTGTGGCAGTAGGCAAGGTAGAAGATAATATAGAAATCATTTCAGAGGAGGATACAGAAGATGAAAAGTCTATTCATTAGATGTTCTAAAGAAACCTATGATCTTGCTCATGCACTAGCGAAAAAAGAAAGTCGTTCACTTAATAAACAAATTATCCACATGATTCACAAGGAAGCTGATGATCGTGGTGTTGTATTAAAGAAAGATAATGAACCTAAACTGGGTTTGCAATCGCTTGCTGAAACAAAGATACAGGAGAATCCATCGACACATACCAATAGTTAAGAAGCACATCGCTACATTCTTTAACTAATTCAAGTTGTAAATCGTTGATAGTCTTAGGAGAATCTACCATGATTTTCCAAAAGACTTTCTCCCCATGCAAACCAACCTCTCTTTTTAAAACCTTTTGAACTTTGATAAGTATCACACAGCGTGGAAGTGGATGAGAATATTGATCGGTAAATATTTGATCTAGCCTGCCTGCTGAGCTGGATACGAAAGTGCCACTTGCATGAATCATACCGAGATACTTATCGCAAGCATTGTGTTGTTGTATTGTGAGTTGATCTTTTAGAAACAAAGAATCAATGGTGTGTTGGTCATAGACAATGGCTCTGCCATACTTTGACTTTTCAATTCTTGTAATCCCTACCTTGTTTCGTTTGTGCAGATAGGGATTACCAATATCGTTTACTGTTATGTTCTTAGAACTCCCAGTCGAAGTTGTCTTCAATTTGTTCTCTCTCCTTGTATCTTCCATTTACAGGATTGAACTCCATATTAACACTTCCTAGACTTCCTTGCCATCCCCATCTAGCTTTCCAGTTATGTATCTCTACCCCTTCATCTGATCTGTATACAGTCAAACCAGTATCAGCTTTGGAAAACCATGCCATTGATTTAGCAATGTCTACTCCTGTGCAGACATTCTTTTTACCATCTCTAACCTGTGGCTTTGTTGGGTGGGCAACAAAGAATACTAATACTCCATGTTGTTTTGCAAACAGTTGAACCTTAGTCAACATATCTGAAACCATATCCGTTTCTAGTCCAGTGTGTCTGTCGTTATGGATAAAGTTGTATGGGTCTATAACTAAAATCCTAACACCATATCTCATGACAGCACTTGCACCTTTCTCAAGTATGGCTTCAATCGTAGGCATATCTCCATCCATATAGTCTTGGAATAAGATGTGGTCTTTAATCCATGTCTCTGCAAAGTCCTTCTCCTCTTGTGTCATTCTTGGATTGAGTCCTTGAAAGAATGGTTTACCTGTAAGCACTTGTGATAGCTGAACTGCATGGAGTTGTGGTGGCTTTTCAAAGGAACAGAAACAAGTCTTCCAACCACTTTGTCTTGCAACATTAACAATTAACTGGTCAATAAACGCAGACTTCCCATCGCCTGGATACCCTGTGACTACAAATAAATTTCCTGTTGCCAGCGTAAACAGTTTGTCCACACTTGGATAGCCAGTTGATACACCACTTGGCATACCTTTTTCGTAAAGGTTTTGGAAATCATCTGCATAGTGATCGATGCTATTCAATCCGTGTAATGGTATGGGTTCTGAGTTTAGCACTTGGTTTCTTACAGCTTCTGCACCTTTGTCTACCAATAACTCATTGGCATCTTTGCATCCTTGATAGTCCACACGATAGCATCTAGCTTTGTTAAGTCTTCTTGACAATTCATCTGCCAAAACATCGCCTGATGTATCTTTGTCTGTGGCTAGTATTATTCTGTTCTTGTTCTCAAACTTCTGTCTGTCCTCCCAAACATACTTGAACCTACCATCCTCTGATGGGTCAATCTTATTATCAGTAATCTTTGCGGGTGCACCATTAGGAACTGAGTAAACTTCTATGTTGGCATAGTCTTTGAAAGCGGTCTTGATTGCAAGAGCATCCATCTCTCCTTCTGTAATCACGATGGTATCTGCTACGTCTTCTAACTTATCATTGCGAGTATTGTTACCCCACAATCTTTGTGCATTGCCATCCCACCAAAACTTCTTCTCCCCATTAGCTGATCTATACTTGACTGCTTCAAGCTTACCGCCTTGAGTGAAGGAAAAACCTATGACTGGTTTATATTTATTCTCAGCCAGAGTGCAACCAAAGTCCACTGCTGTGTCAGGACAGATACCTCTTTCTTCCAACCACTTAGCTGAAGCACCATTAATATCATTCTTAGGTAAGGCTTTTAGTTTTACTGGTTTGGGTTTCTCTTTCACAACATTTAATTTTACACCATTTGTCTTGGGAACGATGCCATTCTCTCCACAGTGATGACAATGATAAATAACCTTTTCTGTCTCAACATTTACAGATAAAGGTTTATCTCTTCTGTGTTTTGTTCTTTGATCTTGACACAAAGGACAAGCTATTTTGTGCTGACCCACAGATAAATTATCTGTAGAATTTTTGATACTGGTATTGACTTCCATATTTACCTCCATTAAATTGTTATACTTCTATACTATATACCTACTAATTTATAAACTTACTAAGTATCTATTACTTACTATCTACTTACTAAGCAAAGACTTATCTATCTCTCTAGCAATATCATTTGATATTTTCTTTCTTGAAATTACTGGATAATCTATTAGTGCCAAAACACTCTTGACTATTCCCTTAGAATTAATTCCTAGTCTGCTACAAAGATTAGCAAAGTCTTCTGATTTGAAATACAATATAGCTTGGTTAGATTTTTCTACATCTTTACTAGCAACATCTCTGACTGCTTGCTTCAAAACTAAAGTGTCTAACTTATCTATATCGCTTATCATTTTTTTAATCTTATAACATAAGCTTGACATTATCAACACATCATATAAACTTAATAATGACATCATATATTAAGGAGGTTTATTAGATGGAGTTTGAAATAGAAAGCGGTATACCACTACCAAAGTCTGTTGGAAGAAAACCTAAGTATAGTCTTGAACTAGATAAGCTTGCTGTCGAAGACAGAATCAAGATACCTATGTCTAAATTGGCAATCAAAACAGAACACAAGATCATAAGAAATTATGTCTTGCGATATGTTCATAAGAATCCAAGCAAAAGGTTTACTGTAAGACAGCTAGAAGATGGTGTGGGGGTTTGGAGAATTAAGTAATGTCTACTTGCGTTGTTTGTGATGCACCTTTACCAAAACATTGCTCAAAATTTTGTAGCAAGGATTGTCAAAAAGAAGCATTGCTTTCGGAGGTTAAACTATCTGATGCAGGCATGGTATCCAAACAAGATGTGGAAGGAACTCTAGAACATGATGCTTCACAACAAGAGTGTCATATTGAAATGGAAATTTTAGAGATGGCAGAACAACAGAATTTAAATCATTCACTTAAAAGATACATTGGAACAACAGACCCACATTGTAAGCATGACCCAAGATGGAATAAAAAGTGGTGGGATTATTGGGGTAATCCTGCACCATTAAACTTTGAGGATTAAGATGAAGTATACAAATAAACATAATGTTCCTGTTGAAATAATCAGAGCCATAACAAACGATCAGTATTCCAAAGGCGAAGCACACATATCAGTCACTGGTTTATTACAACCGCCTAGAATCAGATTACTTAATAAAGAGTATGACGATAAGATCACAGTAGATTATTCAGATGAGACATGGAAGATATTAGGACAAGGCATTCATGCAATATTAGAACGAGCCAACGAGAACTACGAAGACACAATTACAGAACAAAGAATGTTTGCAGAGGTCAATGGGTGGGTTATCAGTGGACAGACTGATAGCTTGGCATTAGATGAAAACATATTAAAAGATTATAAGGTCACTTCAGTGTGGACAATTATCAATGCATTGAAAGGTGGCAAGTCAGATTGGGAACAGCAACTTAATTGCTATGCATGGCTACATCAGAAAACAACTGGAGAAACTATTGACCAGTTAAATATTATTGCAGTAGCCCGTGACTGGAACAAACGTGAATTGCAAAGAAGGGGTGGTGACTATCCTGTTAGTGCAATTACTACTATCAAGATTCCTGTATGGAGTTTTGAAGATCAAGACAAATTCATTAATGAAAGAGTTTCTTTACACCAAGAGTCTGAGTTATCTCACGATGTTGGTGGCAACCTACCCTTGTGTTCTGATGAGGATAGGTGGAAGAAAGGTGATACTTTTCGTGTCGTTAAGAAAGGAAGGAAGACTGCATTACGAGTCTTTAATTCCATGAAAGATGCTGAAGAGTATTTAGATGGCAACGAAGACAGTAATGTGTCGATTGAACATTCTCTTGGAGAGTGTATGAGATGCACAGGGAATTACTGCAATGTTGCTGAATTTTGTGATCAGTATCAAAAGGAGGGTAAATGAGATGACTGATATTAAGTATAACGAAATATGGGCAAACCTATCTAAGATAGATTGCTCAGATAAGATTGAGAAGAAGATGAACCTATCTTACCTCTCATGGGCATGGGCATGGGGTGTTGTTATGGACAATTATCCTCAAGCTGAATATAGATTTTACGAGCAAGCTGAGACTGGTGTGCCTTACATTCAGTTTCCTGATGGCACTGCTGAGGTTAGATGCAGAGTGCAAATCGGTAATTGTGTTCGTGAAATGTGGTTACCAGTTATGGACTATAAGAACAATGCCATAGCTAATCCAAACTCAAGGCAAGTAAGTGACACCAAGATGAGATGTCTTGTTAAGTGCTTGGCTATGTTTGGTCTTGGTCACTACATCTATGCAGGAGAAGACATACCTAGAGATGACATGAGTATCTATGAAGAACCTGTTGAATCAAAGGATAAGGAAGAACCTGTAAAGAAAGGCAAAGTATCTAAAGGCGATGTTCCTAATTGGAAAGAAGATAGCACAGATGAAGGTGCTAAATTTTTCGCTGAAGGCTTTATGAAAATCGTCAAGGTCAATAAGACTAGAGATGAGGTCATGGGATACTGGAAAGCTAATAAGGATGACTTGACACACCTTAAGGATAATCATGCTGAGGTGTATGAACAGTTATCAGAAGACGTAAAACAATTTGTAAATTCTATAGAAGGAGGAAATGATGGAAAATAGAGTGCAAAGTGATGGTGCTATATACACCAATGATTACAAACAGGGAGATAAACAACCTGATTGGACTGGCAAGATTGAGTTAAGCAAAGACTTACTCAAACAGTTAGTTGAGAAAGTGAAGAGTGGGGAAGTAGCTGAGGTTAGAGTTGCTTTGTGGGATAGGACATCCAAAGCTGGAAAGAACTATAAGTATGCGAGGATGGACTTAGCACAACCACAACAGCAAAAAGTAGAACCAAAGGTGGAGGAGCATGATGACTTTGAAGATCAAATCCCATTCTAAACCTGTGTATGGCAAGGAACTGATTCAAGACATAGAAGAAAATATTGACGAGATAACTTTCTTTGAGTTTATGAAATCCTACCAAGAACTTATTGCTCAGTTGAAAGCTGTCGATGATGGCTTTCAAACTACTGAGCATAATCTCTTGATGGACTACTTGTTCTTTGCGATTGGCAGACAACGTGACGAAGATATGCAAAGCAGATTGGGGGTGTGAAATGATGTCACATCCCAAATTTGTTTACGATCATTCAGTAAGTTACGAAGATAACTATGCTGTTTGGAAAGATATGAATGATACTGAAAGACGTAAGGAAGAAGAAGATATTTTATCTCCTACTGAAAGCAGATTAGTATTTGATAAACAGTATAGTGAGTATGCAGTGCCTGATAAGTATCAAAGTATAACCAGTGGCAATGCAGATTACTTTGTTCAGGAGGATGATGATGGATGAGCAACAAGAACTTTGGATGCATAAAATCCGTAACCTTGCTCCTGTCATTGAGAAAGCTGAGTATGAATTGCACAAGACTAAAGCAGACGAGAAAAGAATTATGGCTAAGTTAAAGGCTACTGCTTTATCTCAAGGGCATAAGACTGTTGCTTCTCAAGAATCATATGCTGAGAACCAAGATGAATTGTATCAAGCTAGACTAAAGATTGGTGTAGCACAAGGCTTCTTGGCTTCAGCTAAGGTGCAAATAGATGCTTTGAAAGTTGGCTTTGAAGAGTGGAGAACTAAGATGGTCAACGAGAGAGAAGAGAGAAGGAGGTATGCAGTCAATGACTAAAGGCTCAAAACAAAGACCCTATGACAGAGATAAGTTTAACGATAACTTTGATAGGATTTTTTCCAAACCGAATAGGAGTCGTAAGAAAGATGGCATTAAAAGGAAGAAGCCCAACAGTAAGTGAACGATTGCATATGTCTAAGGTAGCAGACCTTGGGTGCATTGTATGTCGTAATAATGGTTTAGGTTTTGTTCCTGCTGAGATACATCACATAGAAGGCAAGACTAAAAAAGACTGTCACTTTAAAGTTTTGCCTTTGTGTTTTGCACATCATCGCAGAGGTAATAGCGATCATCCAATTAGTAGACATCCTTGGAAAAAAAGATTTGAAAAAGCTTATGGCACAGAAAGTGAGTTGTTAGCTATGGTAGAAAAATATTTAGAAGATGATGAGTGTGAACTGTTCTAGAATTTTGACGCAGCGAAAAGAAATATTTACTGGTCAATTGTTTTTGCAGGAGTTTGTGTGATGATGATTGAATTACCACTTGACGTTTATTATTCAAAGAATAAAAAGTTTATTTTGAATTTGAATAACTATCGCAATGCTCATTACAGAGTATTAGCCAATGCTAAAAAGATATATTCAGAAAACTTAGTTGATAGAATCAGCTATCCCATGTATGAGAAACCTGTTCGTTTGGTATATACATATTATGCAAAGACCAAGAGAAGATTGGATGTAAGTAATCCGTGTTCCATTATAGATAAGTTTACTTGTGATGCTTTGGTAAAAGCCAAGGTGTTAGAGGATGATAGTTTTGAACAGATTAAAGAAGTGATATATAAGTTTGGTGGTATAGATAAAGACAGACCTAGATGTGTCTTAGAAATAGAGGAGATGTAATGCTTGATTATTATGAAAACAAATTAGAAGAACGTAAAAGAGAATGGTGGGAATGGCATAAGCAAAACCCTAAAGTGTGGGAAAGGTTTAGGGATTACACCTTAGAGGCTATCAGAAGCGGTAGAAAAAACTATTCGCAGTGGGCAGTAATCAATAGGATAAGATGGAATGAAGAGATTGAAACTAAAGGTGGGGATTTTAAGATCAGTAATAACTACATATCATTCTATGCTAGATTGTTTCATGCTAAGTATCCTGAGCATAAAGACTTCTTCAAGTTAAAACCTTTAAAAGAAGAAAAAGAAATACAAGAATTAAAGTCCAAAGGTTACGACAGGGATACTGGCTTGTTCCTTTAATTGTGGCACATAAGCTAATCTCATATCTCTTTCATATTCCATTTGCTCTAGTATCTCTTTCTTTTGTTGTGGAGATAATATCGTAGAGTTTAAAACTCTGTCTCTTTTTCTTCGCCAGTTAGTCATGTATCTTTCAAGTGCCAATAGCTGAGGTCTTGTCCTTGCCAAGCCTTGATGATTTTCCATATAAGCTATTAACTCTTCGTATCTGCCTTGTTTCCTTAATGAGTTTACTGTTTGTTGGAACTTATCACTTTCTGCTCTTAACTCATAGAACTGTTGTTGCAAGCCACCACCTAGGTCTGTAAGGAAAAATCTTTTTAAGATAGGCATAGAATCTATTCTTGGTGAAATGTAATCTCTGTCTGTTTGTGTTCGCAACAAGGCATCAGTTGCAGATAAAACATATCCACCTAGTGTTCCGCCATATCCTCGTAGCACATAATCAATTTTAATTGGAGAAATATTTAAACCTTCACCAATTATTCTGGCTAATTCGTTTGTTCCATATCTAGATTGATAGCCTTCCTCTAATCCGATACGCATATAGTAAGGAACTATCTCTTGTCCTGTATAAGAGCTTTTGTTATTCATTACTTCTACTAATGGTTTGATAACTTGAAAACCTAATGGATCAATCTTTAGTGTAGTTACAGCTTGTCTTTGTAAAGTTTTAAGAGTGTCATTTATGTCGCCACCCATAGCTGTGTCGATCACTCTTTCTGGTATAACTTTGTATAAGACACCAACCTCAAAAGGTATAGGTATCTTCAAAGCAGGCATACCTTCTCCCAAAGGTATAATCCAGTTATCATCTCTTACTTCACGCCTAGCATTTTTGTATTCTTCCTCGTCACTAACTAAGGAATAATATAGACCAGTTAATAATGCTAAGAATCCACCACGCATCAATGTTCCTAATGCAATGTCTTTAGCCATTTCTGATCTTTGTTCACCAAGTTTGAACTTTCTTACAGCAGAGTATCTTCCTAAATGTGCTCGACCCAATACATCTAAACCTTGAAGTCTTGCATTTAAAAATGGTATAGCGGAAGTAATTAATCTGAAAATAGGGTTAGCTCCACGCCTTCCAAAATTTATTATTTCTAACGCCTGGAACGCAGCTTCTGCCTGGCTGCCTGTTAATTCAAATATTTTATCGTAGACGGCTTTTCTGGTAGCACCATCAGACTTGGTAGTTTGTTGACCTAACCAATCCCAAACCTTGGTAACAGCATCAGTTGCAGTGAGTGAGCCATTATTGCCTACGCCTGCTTTTTGCATTTCTTTTCTTATGTATTTTTGAATGTCCTGCGGATCATTAGTGAAATCATATCCACCTATAATTCCAAATCTTTCTAACTGTGTAACATCAGCATTGAAATTTTTAAAGGTATCTATAAACGGAGTGAAGTTTGCACCTGATGTTACTGCTGTTGATAGTGTATCTCTCAACATATTAACTAAGATAAATCCTGGATCACGGGTTACCATCTCTCGCAAGAAACCTGCTGGCATTGCTAGTGCTTTTGTTAAACCACCTGTTTCATTCATTCCCATAGCTTGTAAACCATTAATCAATAATGGATCAGCAACTTTATAAAAAACTTTTTGTCCATTTATAAATACAGGCAGTATGTCTGCACCTTGTGCTTCACTTGCAGGCACTTGTATTGCCATCTCAGCCATCTCCAAATCTCTGACTAGTCGTGATAGTCCTTCGTTTTTCATAGCTGCTGTTACAATAGCAAGTTGATTTCTAGCTATTGCTTCTAATGGTGCAGGCTCAATAGCTTCTTCACTACCTTTAAGTTCTATATTTAATGGATTACCTGAGATATATCCTGATGCAATGTTTGGTCCAGCAATACTTTCATCTTGCATCCTGCGATAGAATGGATAGTAATCAGAATTATCTTTCCATATTTGTGCAGTGCCTCTAGTCTCTAGACCATTTTGTCTAGCAATTTCTATTAAAGCATCATAGTCTAAATCTATGACCTGACTTCTTTTAAAGTCTGTATTATTTATAATGTCTACTATTAATTCAGCATTGCTTCTTTGATTGCTGAGTATTCCAGACTCTATAGCAAAATCTATAACTTTATTATTGTATAGTTGAAACTGTTCATAGACTTGTCTTACTACAGGAAAATCTGTAGCAATTATTTCTGCTTTGTCTAAAACATTTTGATCAACTGGAACAGGCTTGCCCTCTGCTGATAATCTTTGACCTCTTTGTGCTATAGCATAAACTTTAAATAAAGCTTCAAGGTTTACATTAGGATCACTATATAAAGGTGCAAATATCTGTAACAGTCCTCCGTGTTCAAAGTCTTCTACAGATGTAAGTCCTTCTTTTAAAGTAGGTGTTCCTACTTTAACCATCATAGCAAAGATACCTCTGGCTCTATCGGCATGACGTAATGCTTTAATAGCACTGGTATCTGCAAGATTTTCTAACTCTCTGACTTCAGGACTTAAATCAGCAGCTTTTAATATTCCTTTTTCTACATCATTTAACTTATCAATAAATTCAGTTCTTGCTTTGTTTAATAATCCTGATACTGTTCCACCCCACTCAGTAACATCTAATATAGATTCACCAAATGATTTTTTAGGTTGATTAATACCACCTACTTGGTTTACAACATCTTCAAATCCTTTTGGCACAGATGCTTCTGTTCTATGGAATTTAGCAGGAACTTCAGGGATATTTAAATCAATACCAGCTTCCATATCAAAGGCTATCTTAAGAGCCACAGGACTGGCGTTTGTATTGTAGACAGGGATATTACCCCTTGATACTGCTTCCGCCCTTTGTATAGCCTCTGCTTGCACCTCAGCTATATCTAAATCAACAAGGTCTGCTTCACCTGCTAATGCTGAGTTCTCTTGTAGGAATGGTTGTAATGGGTTAGGCTCGAAACCTACTTCTTTTGCGAATTGTTTGTAGCTTTGGTAGGCGGGGATGTAAAGATCACGGAGGGCGGTTCTTTGTAGATCGGATGATTCGATGAGACCAGCTCTATCCCTAAGTCCTCTAATACCTGATTTAGTTCCTGGGGAGTAGCTGCTTTCTGCTCCATATTCGATGTATTCGCTTTCTTGTCCATATCTTTTAACATTATAGCCTTTGCCTTGTACTATTGGAAGTATGCTCTGTACAAAATCTCTAAGGTCTTGTGGTCTGTAGTTTTCGCTAACAAAAGATAATGGGTCCATTAATACTAAACCACTTCTGTTGGTAGCCATTAAAGTAAAGTTAACTTGATCTCCTGCTCTTTCCATATTTGCAAAGTCACCATTCAATGCTTGCATTTCTTCTACAGAAAAATTACTTTGATCTGGCTTCTCAATTATTAAACCAGTTTTTAATATACCTCTTTCTACTGGTCGTGCAGTGATAGCTGCATCTTGCATAAATGCATCGGTAAATATTTGTGCAACAGAACGAACCACTCTTGGTTCAGCTCCAGGAAGTTTTAATAATATATTTGGATTTAAGTATCCATCGTATGTTCCAGCAGATTGTGTAATTTCATGCGGTATTTGTAAATCACGCAAGAACCTAATTTGATTACCAACTGAAATAGAATTAATTAAATTGTTTTGATAGTTTAAGAAGCTAGCAAAAGGTACTGACTCGTCAATATTCTCTGGCAGATAGCCTCTGGCTTTACCCATTTTCATTTCAAAGATTACAGTAGGAGCTGCATTAACAATCGCATTGTACATATCCTGTTTCATATCAGTGTCAAAGACATTTGACTTTGTCTTACTGCTATATCTTGGTGCGTGTATAAAAACACCTGAAAAGGGTCTGTCTTTAGAAAAGTTACCAGCGTCTTCTAAGTTCTTAAGCTCTGTAATTTCTTTGCTTGCAGCTTTAACTGAAGCATCATAGCTTCCTTCGTTAGTTATTTTTGTTGGACCATCATATCTTTGATGACCCCATAGTAAAGCTTGTATCTGTCTTGGTGTAAAGTTTCTTATCTCACCATCGACTGTATAGTTTTCTTGAGATAAAAGTGCCATTAATCCTTGGACAATTCTATATTCTTGTTCGGATACCTTCTGTCCTTCTTTTAATTCAATACCAAACTTTCTAAGCATATGTCTATCAATGACAGAAAATGGGCTAAATCTATTGTTTGCTGCATCAACTATCTCGCCTGCATATGTCGTAGTCTTTTGTCCTGTTCCTGATCTTTGATATAAACCTGTTTCATATAGCTTTGCTATATCATTTACTCTTTGATTGTTGCTTTTGCCTACACCAAACTTTTTAAGTTCCGCAACAAATTGATCTTTATTTTCTACTGGGTCTATTTGTCTAGCTATAATCATAGCTCTCAAAGTATCTTTTAAATTTTGTTCAGGTGTAGCTTGTGAGGATGTTATGCCAAAGATAGCAGAAAACTCATTCATATTTACTGAACCTACAATATTAGGAATACCATTACCCCATCTCTCATACCATAGATAATCGATATTACTTCTTACTGCATCTCTTACATCTGATTTTAATTGTGAATAATCTACAAAGTCTGGCGATTGTTTCTTTGGATGGAAAGCTTTATGCACAGCTTGAATGTCTTCTGCTTTTGGATTTCTATTAGTATCTACAAACGTAGAATATAAAGCTTCTTCAGTAGCACCAGGGAACAAAATATTTTCTGGAGTTATGCCTGCTCTAGAAAACTTAGGTGTAAGTTGTATTTCATCTTGTAATCTATCTACTTCTGCTTGTGCTCTTTGCACATCATTAAATAGTTTTGCATATACTTTTCTACCAACATATGGACCATCTGCATTTAAAACTCTTTCAGCATCATATAGTTTTGTATATGCTGCATTTAATAAATTTCTAGCATCTTCTTGATCTTGTGAAAATTTAGGTGGCACAATTGGAATACCTTGCTCTTGCAGATATTGTAAATCTCTAAGACTTCTTTGTTTGCCTCTTTCTCTTCGTCCTACTCTACCAGTGCTTATGTCTGACAATATAGCTGTAGGTGTTCTAAAGCCTGATCCAAATATGGCATCAAAGAATCCTTTAAAGAAATTTATTATCTTGCCTATTAAAGTTTTTGGTCTACCTGTTATGCTTTTAGGATCATCACGATATAATCTAAAGAGTTCTGCTACATACTCTTCATCTCTAATAGTTAAACCTGCATCAGCATATAAACGTGTAATTCTTTGTTTTTCTTCGACTGGTAGTTTCTTAATTGCATATTTAACTAGAGTTTGATACTCAGCTTCTGTTAATAAATCTAACTCACGCAGTGCATGAATGGCTTCATGATCCATTAATCCTGCTATAGCTTCTTCCAGTTCAGCATCAGTCTTACTTCCATCAGGGTCCATTTTATTCATAGCAACTAAAATTGTTTGCATAGGTGCATCAAACTCACCCTGAACTGTATCATCTCTAGGTTGTAATACTGGCTTACCATTTACAGTTTTAATACCTGTAGATGAACGTATACGATTTTGTAATTTTAAACCTATGTCTGGCAAACCTAGATCATTTAATCTTTTTCTTAAAACTTTTTCTAAGTTAACATATTTCTGTGCAGATTCAGGTGGTGGTAGTTGTAATACTTCTTCCTGATTAATAACTTCTGACTGGTTAATATTGTTTCGTGCTACTATTTCAGCTATCTCTTCTTGTGATAGGTTTGTTGTTTGCTGCAATCTTTGTGCAAACTCTTGATCTGTTTCATTTAAACCTTGTGCACGTTTTGCTTGACGTTGTTCAAAGTCTGTAGACATTACTAATCTATTGCCTACTTTATCTGCCCTACCAGAATTAACTAAATCCTCACGCAATAGTTGTAATTGTTTTGGTGTTAAATCTTTACCTGTTTCAATATTTTTAACTAAGCCTTTTATCTCAGCATTAGAAATTTTCTGACCTTTATATTCTGTGTATAAATTATTTACATCATTGACTGAGTATGGTCTTGGTCTGTAATCAGGTAACTTTGTTTCTACATCAAATCTTGGTAATGTTTTTAGCTCATTAATTAATAATTCTTTTTGCCCACGATTCATTGCACTAAATGATTTAGTGCCTGTAATTTGTTCAGCTATATACTGAAATGCAGGTGAATTAAAGTCTGCAATTATATTTTTAGATTTAAGAACTTTATTGAAATCAGATTTAGATACACCAATTTTTTCTCTTGATCTTTTTATTGCAACAGGATCACCAGTTTTAGCAGACTTTTTAAATACAATATGAGCCTTCTCAGACATCAAAGCATTGAAGTCTGCAGGAGATAATATTTTTTTTGCTTCTGCTGGGGTATAAAATAATTTAGGTGCTACACCCTTCTTTTTAGCTTGGGTGTGCAATTGACCTACTAAACTAGCTGAATCTATTTTAGTAGATTTGGTGGGGAAACTTGTTGCCTGTGCTTCTAGTTGTTGTTCTAGTTGTGCTATCTCTTCTACACTTAATGTGCCTTCGCCCATTAAATCAGCTATGAGTTTTCTATCAAGTTTTTCTGTGAGTTGTTTTTGTTTGGCAGCTTTATTTTTTCTACCTATATTTATTCTTGAGTCTAATGCTGCAACAGCTTGAACTGGAATTAAATTAGATTCAGGAGAATATACTTTACTGCCTAGTGAATATGCTGTTCCATTACCATATAAACCATTAATAGATAAGTTTTGTTTTATAGAACTATCTATAAAGTTATTTCTTAAGTCTTGTCTAATTTGTGTTGCTGCTTGTGCAGCAGTTTCAACATCATTAAATGTTCCATAATCTTGACCTGTGTTTATACCTATTACAGATGATGTGCCATTAGGATTAGTAATAATTTCTAATTCTTCTAGTGGGGTAGTTTCTGCAAATTGTAATGTAGACTCAGTTTGTGGTGTTGTTATTTGATAATCTTGTAGTTCTTTCTGCCTAGCCATTTCATTAACTTCAAGACGTTGTTTTATTTGTTCTGCATTTAGATCAGTTCTACTTTTTATGTTTGCTGCAGCTTGATCAAATGCTGCATTAATATAAATAGGTGCATATTCAATACCAAAATTATCTATTATTGGCTGCATAACTATGTTATCAAATGCACGACCTAAACTTATAAGTGAACCTGTTCTTTCTCTAGCTCTAGATTTAACTTTCTCAACTGAATCATTATCTAAAGTTGCTTCTAAGGATGGTGTTTCAGGAATTAAACTTGGGTCTATTGTTGGTGATCCTTCTGCTTCAGCTAGTTCAAAATCTTCTTTTGCTTTAAACTTAGCTTGATCCATTTTAGAACGTGCTATAGTTTCTTGGTCATTAAGATAATCTCTACCTATTCCTCTTTTATCTAATACACCTCTAAATGCAAGATCAGAAACAAAACCAACTGCACCACCTACAGTAAATTCATCTAATAAACTTTCACCTATTGGTAAAGTATCACTGTATACACCTCTTGCTACGACATCTTGTGCAAATGAAGCACCTGCTTCTTGTATACCTTCAAATAAACCAGTTACTGTTGCATCTTGTAATCTATTTAAAATTGTTGGATTAGCACCAGTCTTTGGCACATATCTAAACAATCTTTGCATTGGAAATACTTCTGTTGCACCTATACCACCACCCAATAATTCTGAAAATATTTCTTGCCCTAGTGATACTTCTTCACCTGATTGCCTAGCAAGTTCTATGTTTCTACCTTGCATAGAAATACCAGTTGGAACTGCTAAACCAAATGATGTTGCTGTTGCTGCTCTTTGTGCTCTATTTAACTTATCTGTTGCTGATAAACCCTTACCTGTAAAACCAACTGCTTTACCAGCTAAGCTTCCTGGTACAAAGAAAGAGGCAAATGAACCTAAACCTCCTCCAAATTTACCTGAGAAAGCATCTTCATATCCTTCATCAACTTGTAGAAAATGATCACCTTCATATATACTTTTTTGCCAATCTCTTAATGTATTACCTACAGCACTATCATTACCAGCATCAAATAAATTTACAATACCTTCTGCAGCACTAACTAAAGTGCCTGCAAAACCTCTTGGTACTCCTTTTAATACCTCTTCTGTGTGTCCAAGAAATGTTTGTTGAACTTCTTCTTTAAATGGTTGGTAATAATCAGGATATAAATTTGCTAATTGATTTTGTAAAATGATAGCATTATCTCTAGAAATATTATCATCTACTTCTAGTATCCTGCCATCTGGTAAACGATACTGTGCCATGTTTTATTATTGTGTAAACTGTTGCAAATCAGATTGATTTAAACTACGCACATAATCTGTGCCATAAATTCTAGCTAATTCGCCATCCAATACACTTTCTAAATATGCTATTCTTTCTAGTGCATTAGGATCAGAAAAAGCAGTTTCTCTTAAATCTGATAATTCTTCTTGTATAAGTTTTAATCTATCTACGCCAGCTTTATTATTAGTAGCTTCATATTGTTGTGCTAATAAATCAACTTTAACTAATGAGCTAGCAAGATTAATATCTTCTACTTGTTGTGATCTTAATGCAGACATACGTTTTACATCATCTAAGCGTTGTTGACGTTTTATTGCAGGTAATCCCATAGCTGCATCACCTAAACTTACTGCAGCTTCACCTATATTTTTAGCACCACCAATAGCTTTAGCTAATGATCCTAACGCATAAACATCTAATTCTCTTTGTCTATCTTCTGCTGTATATTCTGGCATTTCAACTTGAGGGAGTCCTAAAGTTTTACTCATGTCCATGACTTGTTGTGAATATGATTTACTATCATCAGGTTCAGGTGGACTCTCAGGTTCTGGGTCTCTTATTATAAAGCCACGATTATCATTTGGTGAGAAAAAACTTGCCATCCCCTGTCCAAAATTTGTTGCAAGAAATGATTGAAATTCTGTTTCATCATCAGAAGGAACACTGCTAGCATCTACCATAAATCCCATAGGTCCAACAACTTTTTCTTCAGGTGGACCTACTATAGCAGCTTTTGCAGCATCAACCATACTACTTGCAAGACCCGTTGGAGGAGCATTGTTTAAAAATTTGGTTTCTATTGGTGTTCTGTACTCTGTAACTCCAGATTCTTTTTCTTTTTGTAATCTTTTTAAATTTTCTATAGCTTGAGCAATATAAATTGTACCACCGCCTAATGTTCCTCTATCACCTATTTGTTTTTGTCGTTCAAGCTCTGCTTCTGCTTCAGCTATTGCTTCATCTAAATTTACTTTTTGTGGTGCACCTAGTGCATTGTAAGTATAAGTAAATTCATTACCACTTACAGGTCCAAAAGAATATCTTAAAGCTGCAGAACCATCTGCTGTAGCACCAGTAAGACCTCCGTTTGACATTCCTATAGAAGGCGGTGCCATACTCGATAACCCTTCACCTGATGATTGCGAGGAGATTCCAGGCTGTCTTGGCATGGCACCTTGACTTTGTAGTTCCATAATAGCTTCTTCAGCAACAGTAGTTTTTGGCTGTTGCATTTTTGCTGTTTCATTTTCATACATCTTACGCAACTGTGTGCGTCTTTGTACTTCTGATAAAACTAAATATTGTGGATACCTGGAATTAGGATCATTCATTAATTGCACAAGCTGTTCTTGTGGCACATATTCTAATTCTGCTGCGACATCAATTAAACTCATCCTATCCTCCCATTCCTCTATACATACCTAAACCACCTAATCCTAAACCAAGTAATGATTGAAATAATCCAGGTTGCTGTTGATATGTACTCACTTGTTGTTGTGGTTGTATTGGCACACCTCTTAATAGTTGGCTGTATAAACCAAGTTGTCGTTGTGCATAGTCTTGTTGTCTTAGGAAATCTTGATATCCTAAGTCCATACCTGCTTGCTGTAGTGCTCTTTGCTGTGCACCTTGCTGTTGCAGTGCTTGTATTCTAGCCATCGTATCGGCTTGTCTTTGTTGTCCTAATCCAGCTAATTGTTGAGCAGCAGATAAACCATACCTGCTACTTAAATCAAAAGCTGATTGTCCTAATCTTTCTTGTTGTTGACGTGCAGCTTCATCAGCTTGGAATCCTGCTTGTCTAAATCGTTCTTGTGCTTGTCTAGCAGCATCTTCTTGTTGCTGTGCAGTTAAACCAAGTCTAGCTGCTTGTTGTCTTGCAGCTTCACCTGCTTGGAAAGCTTGTATGCCTTGAGCACCTTCTGCTTGTAAAGCTTGTTGTTGTGCTTGAAATGCTGACTGACCAAATCTTTCTTGGGCTTGTCGAGAAGCATCTTCAGCTTGTTGAGCACTTAATCCCATTCGTGCAGCTTGTTGTCTAGCTTGCTCTCCTGCTTGGAAAGCTTGTTGTGCTAGACGTTCTTGTTGTTGAGCTGCTTGTTCTGCTTGTCCAAACGTAGATAAACCAAATCGAGCTGCTTGCAAATCTGCAGCCCTTTCTGCTCCTATTTGTCTTACAGCTTGATCATATGCTTTTTGACTGCCTCTAGCTTGTATATCGCCTAGCTGTTGACCTAAATTTCTTTCACGTTCTGCTTGCAATATAGCTTCACGATAGCCACCCAAACCACCTGTCTGTGCAGCTTGTGATTCTATTTGTTGACCAGATATTTCTGACTGTCTTCGTGCTTCACGTTTTTCAATATCAGTAACTGCTTGTTGATAAGGTGACATGAATCTAGATACACCTTCTTCAAATCCCATTTTTTGATATTGAGGCAAACTACCAAGACCAGCTTGATAACCTGATGTTCTTACTGAAGCTTGATATCCAGGATCAAAAGAACTTGCTTGAAATTGTGATCCTAATTGACCTGCTTGATAAGTAGGACCAACTTGTCCAGCTTGATAGCCAGAATCAAACTGACTAGCAGAATATCCTGGTTGTCCTAATTGTCCAGCAGTATAACTAGAGGCTATGCCTGTCGGTAAAGATTGCAGTCTTTGACTGGCTAAATTTAATTCTTGAGGAGAGCCTGACATAGCATATCCTCTAGTCATAGCTTGAGCAGTTAATTCATCAGGTGAAAAATACGCAAGTCTTTGCCCACCATATTGTGCTTGTGGTTGCAATGTTTCTGCTTCACCACGTCTTAATAACCTTTCAAAATAAGGTTGAACGTATTCTGGTAAATCGGTTGTAGTAACTTTTTGTTCAGTTGGTGCAGATGATCCGCCACCACCTTTCATATATCTCATTGATTATCTCCTTCATCAAACATGACTTCAAAAAATCTAGATGATTCTTTCCATCCTTTTTTCTTAGCCCAGTTAAAGAAGCCAGCCCTACCTATGCCTTCTACACCTTGACATCCATTATCTTTAGCCCATTTGTACATTGTATCAAAACCTTCTTCCACCCATTGATCCATATGTTTCCCAGCAATATGTTCTATGTGTAACATTCTTAAACCTGTAGGATAATCATGTAAATTTGTAACTACGCTACCTACAATATCCATAGTATCTTCATCAAATATTATCCATAAACTTGCTAAATTTTGTGCAAGCCTATAATAAACATCTACTTGTCTTACTCTGTTACCAGATCGTTTTATTGATTTATCTAATATTTTAGAAGCATCTTCCCATACACGGGTTAAATGTTGTGGTAAAACTAGAGAGAATTTATATACTGGTATATCTTCTTTTTGTTTTTTTGCAGTATTTGTCATGATGGCATTACTCTCCTATCATTAATAGGCTTAGCTTGTTTTGTCGTATTTGTTTTTTCTTGACGAACTTTATCCATCATAGCGTATAGTTTATCTGCACCTGCATCTGAACTACCATCACCTAACATAGATACAACATCTGCTGGAACTATAAATTCATCTTGCGATACAGCAACTCGTTCTCCATTTTTACTTGGATCACCAATTACACCATATATATCATCTGCCATACCACCTTTATTATCTCCTTCTATCATACCTTCAGTCTGTGCATTAGGTGCCAAAGAAGCTAATACTTGTCGTCTAAGATTTCTAAATATATCTGGACCATATTTATCTATAAATTTTGCAACTACAGAATCATCTTGAATATTCCCCATAATAAAATCTATTACGTTTTTTGTTAATGGATCATTTACTAATTCTGTATTGCCTCCTGCAAATTTTTCTATAACACCTTTACCTATAAGAATATCTTTTTGTGTTACTTTGCCATCACCGCTTAAATCTGGAAATTTAGTATCTCCACCATCTTTCATGCTTCTGCCTCTTGATCTAGATATAGACATAGGCATACCTCTTGGTATAGGCATTGGTTGTGCTATAGGTAAAGGTTGTGCGATTGGCATAGGCATAGGCACATTAACTGGTGGCATTACTGGTGCCATAACTGGCGGTAATACTGGTTGAGCAACAGGCAATGGTTGTGGTGAAACTTCAATTGGTGCTACTGGTTTTGGCACTGGAGCAGCAATTGGCTCTGGAACTGGTAATGCTATTGGCTCTTGCATAGGCGGAGCTGGCATAGGCATAACAACAGGATCAGGCATAGCAATTGGTTCAGGCATAGCAATTGGTTGCGGTGAGGCTATAGGTTCTAGCATTGGCATAGCTATAGGCTCAGGCATTGGCATAGGCGTTGGTTTTTGTACTGGCATTGGTGGTACAGGTGCAGCTATTGGCACAGGCATTGCTTCTGGCTCAAGAATAGGCATAGCTATTGGATCAGGTAATTGTACTGGCTCAGGTTCTTGTCTACTCATAGGAGGTGCTATGGGCATAGGCTCTGGTAATTGCACTGGCTCAGGCAATCCTATTTGTGGCGGTGCTATTGGCATAGCTATGGGTTCTATTTTTCCTATTGGCATTGGTCTATCCATAGGTGGTTCTATAGGCATAGGCTCTAGTAAATCTCTTGGTTCAGGCAATCCTATATCTTTTGGTGGTATTGAAACATTAGGATCAAAACCAGGCATTATTGGTGCAGGCATAGGTTTTACATCATCAAAACGACCACCTGGTCCACCTATAGAAATAAAATCATTTCTAAGTGGTTTTCCGCCTGGTGGAACTGGTTTACCTATTGCTATTGGATCAGGTAATTCTATTGGTTGATCTCCTGGTTCTCCTGGTAATCCAACAACTGGTGGCATTACATCACCTGGAGGTATTACTGCAGGTTGGCTACCTTTTATAGGAGGCAAACCTGGTGGTATATCAATAGGTGGAACAATAGGTGGAACAATTGGAGGTCCATCAATTGGAGGCACATCAATAGGTGGTTGATCACCTGGAGGAGTTACTGGTGGTGTAGGTGGTGGTGGAGGAGTATATGCTGGTACACTAAAACCTTGTGTAGGTTGTGTTGGATCAATTACTTGCGGAACACCTTGAGCTGCTGATCCATAAAATTGTTGATAAGATGCTGTTTGTGTTGGATTAAATTGTGGTGCTACAGGTGGTGGTAATGGCATACCATCTGCTCCTATGTTACTCACACTAGGTCCTGATAAACTTGTAGCTGATGGATTAACATTTGAAAAATAATCAAACTCTGGCATAAAACCTGCCATGTATCCTTGTGGTATTGGATTAGCTTGTCTTTGTGGCACATAAGTTCCAAAGGCTGGATTAGTTCCGCCACCTCCAAAACCTATAGATTCACCAATATAACTAATGCCACTACCTATGTCTTCAAAATCTCTATAGTAGTCATCTTCAAAACCTACTCTACCACCTTTTTGATAAGCAGTTAAACCACCTTGTTTTTTATCAAACATTGAAGAAATATTATTTTCAAATTTTTCTGCTAATAATTTTTCATAAGCTTTTTTAAATTCTATTTCACCTTCTGTCATTTTAATATCTGGATTGATTTTTCTAGGTGGTACAACATCACTTCCAAAAATAGCTCTGCCAGGAGCTGAAAGCACATCATATGCAGGTCCAGATAATTTATTTGCTAATGAGTTTTGTTTTTCTATTGTTTTTTCTTTATTTAATATTCTTTTATAATCACTTGATAAACCATTTAAATATGCATCTACTGAAACTATATCTTTAATTATTTCTCCATTAGGACCAAAAGCATTTGTTTCATTTAATGGCACTAAATAATCAGGATAATCTTCTGCTAATTTATAACCACCTTGTAAAGCTTTAGGCAAATCACTAAATCTTCATCAGGTTCTCCCTGCTTCAGCACAGAGA